ACCCTGGCCTCCAGCTCCTCGGTGACGAGATAGCCGCCGTCGGGGTCGGAGCCGATGGAGAGGGCCTTCGATTCAAGGGCTCGCAGATCAGTTGCATCGCCGGTGCGGAGGTAGGCGTCGAAGGCGGCCTTGTGCTGCAGGGTGGTGGCGGAGCGTGGGGCGGGGCCGCCGAGGTGGGGGCGGGCGGCTTTCAGGGCGAGGTCGTCGACGACGCGCTTGGTGTCGTCGAGGGCGCGGTTGAGCCGGTCGACCTTGTCGGCGGTGACGATGTCGGCGGAGGCGTGGCGCTCCAGCTGGGAGAGGCGCTGGTCGTTGGTCTCCTTGAAGGCGTCGAAGGCACGCATGAAGTCGGCGAAGGCGGCGTTCAGGTCGTCGGTCGATTTGGCTTCGAGCATGGAGTTCCTCTTGGGGCGGTGGAGGGTCAAAGAGAAAGTAGGATGCAATAGGCCGATAGGCCGTATTGCACCCTACGAACGATTCCTCATTCGACGAGCGGCGTCGGTGATCGTGGTGAGGAGCCGACGCTCAGTATCCGATTTCACGTGCGCCACGCGGGCCTCCGGGAGGAGGGGGAAGGTGACGATGGAGATCTCCCACAGGTCGATCCTGGCGAGGCGGCGGATGCCGGAGCTTTTGTCACGGTGCCCCACTACGGCGCGGAAGCCGATGGAGAGGCCGTCGAGCGCTCCGGCGCGCATGAGCGCCAGCACCTCGCGTGCACGGGCGACGGCGAGCATCAGACGGCCCCGGGCATGGAGGCCCCGTGAATCCTCCTCGAGGGACTCCCAGATGCCGATCGGCTCGGCGGGGTTGTGCTGGTAGAGCAGCTTGATGCCCGTGGCACCGCGCCGCTCAAGGCTGTCGCGGAAGGCGCCGGGAAGGACGATGTCGCGGCCCAGATCCTCGGTGTGGAACAGGCTGGCGTAGCCGGAGAAGGTGCCGTCGGTGTCGACGCGCTTGAGGTCGAGGGGAGTGAACTTCTGCTCGAGGTGGGGCATGGCGGCTCCTACTGCCCGGGGCCATAGCCGACGGCGGCACGCTTCTCATCGGCGGTAAGGAAGGTGGCGGCGTTGACGCGATTCCAGAGGGCCTCGCGCTCGGTGCTCAAAGCCTCGATGGCGTCGAGGTCGGGGCGCAGCTCCGCCCCTCCGCCGAGCCACATCGAGAGGGCCTTGGCGGTGCGGTTGACGAGCGGCAGCACGGTGGCGCGCCAGAAGGAGCGGGTGGCCTCCTGGTAGTTGGAGTACGTGTTGTCGCCGGGGATTCCCAAGAGCATGGGCGGGACGCCGAGGGCGAGGGCGATCTCGCGGGCGGCGACGTGCTTGGCCTCGATGAAGTCCATGTCGCGGGGGGTGAGGGACATGGACCTCCAGTCGAGGCCGCCTTCGAGGAGGAGAGGGCGGCCGGCGCGGGCGGCGCCCTGGAAGCCCTGCTCCAGCTCGGACTTGAGGCGGTCGTACTGCTCCGTTGTGAGATTGCCGTCGCGGGCGGTGTAGACGAGGGCACCGGAGGGCCGCGCGGAGTTGTCGAGCAGCGCCTTGTTCCAGCGCGAGGCGGTGTTGTGGATGTCGATGGCCGTGGCCGCGGCCTCGATGGGGGACAGGCCGTAGTGGTCGGAGAGCGGGTGGAACAGCTTGACGTGCAGGATGCGAGGCACGCCGGGGGCGGCCTCGCCGGCGATGCGGAGGGTCTTGCCATCGGCGGTGTAGTCGAAGGCCTCGGGCCAGCCGCCTTGCCCTGCCACCACCTTCATGCGGTCGGGGCGGAGGGTGTGCAGCTCGCGCAACGTTCCGCCGACGGCGACGGCCTCCAGGTAGGCGTTGCCGGAGACGAGGAGGTAGCCGTACCAGGCTTCGAGCAGGTCGGTGGCGGTGGCGCCGGGGTTGGGGCGGGCAATGAGGTGGAGGAGCGGGTGCTCGGTGATTTCCTCGTCGCCCTGGTAGAGCAGGAGGGGCACCGAGGCGCCGGCCTCGGCGATCATGCGCACGGCGCGGTAGAGGATGGCGTTCTGCATGAAGCCTTCGCGGGCGAAGGCAGCGTAGTCGCGGGGTGCCCATGCCGGGGAGGCGAGGCGGTCGAGGGTGAAGCAGGGGGCGGTGAGCGATTTTGCAGACGGGGGCCGGTGGAGCAGGCGAGCAAGCCATTTCATCTTCATCGGTGAGCCTCTGGAGAAGAACGACGAGAGCGGCGCTACATCCCGCGAATGCTGGGATTGCTCCGCTGCGCCAGCATCAGCTCGGTGATGGCCCAGACCAGTGCGTCGAGGCGGTCGGGGCTCTTGCCCTGAGAGAGGCCGTCGGCGGCGAAGTCGCACATCTGGCGCTCCAGCTCGGGGAACGCGCCGACGTGAGCGACGCGGCCCTCGGCGTAGAGGGTGGAGACGGGTTCGGCGCGGATGTACTTGCCGCGGGAGGCGTAGACCTTCTTGACGGGAACCATGGCGTCGATGCTCTTGAACATCTGCACCAGCAGGTCGCCGCCCTGGTTGGTCTCGACCACGATGGTATCGGCCTCGTGGTCGTGGTAGGCGGCGACAGCGGCCTTGGCCCACAGGGTGGGCTCGCGGCCCTGCACGGTGCGGTCGGCGATGACGTAGGCGCGCCTGTCGACGCCGAGCCCCGCGACGATGATGCCGCAGCTGTCGGAGCCGGCCGTGGACGTGACGGGCGGGTCGACGGCGACGACGATGCGGGTGAGCTCAGGCCGCGCGAGCATGCGGCCCTGCTCGATCTGGCTGCGCTTCCACAGGCCGGTGAGGCGTTCCTCCACGATCTCGCCCAACAGCTCCTGGCGGCCGATAGGGGTGTCGCCGTAGCGGCGCTGCATCTCGGCCAGGAAGGAGGGCGACAGGAAGCGGGCGTTGTCGGCGGTGCGCGAGCGGGTGATGGTGGTGGCGAGGTCGTCGATGATCCTCTTCAGGAGGAGGATCGGGCGCGGCGTGGTGGTGATGACGCATTGCGGCCAGCGGCCGAGGCGCAGCGCGAACTGCAGGTTGTCCCAGGCGAGATCGGGGCGGCGCCACTTGGCAAGCTCGTCGCACCAGGCGGCGTCGAACTGCGGGCCGCGGAGGCTGTCGGGGTCGTCGGCGCCGAACAGCTGGGCCATGGTGCCGTTGTCCCAGATGAGCCGGTTCCTGGAGACCTCCAGCTTGGGGCGCTCATTCGGCGGATAGATCGACATGAGGCCGGAGACGCCCTCGATCATGATGGAGCGCACCTGGGCGATGGTGTCGCCGACGAGGGCGATGCGGCGCGAGCGGCGATCGGCGAGCGGTGGCTCGCCGATCGCCTGGGCGCGGACCCATTCGGCGCCGGCGCGGGTCTTGCCGGAGCCGCGCCCGCCGAGCAGGAGCCACGTGTGCCAGCGCCCGCCGCCTTGCGCCAGAATGGGGGCGAGCTGGTCGTCGCGGGCGGCGATGTCCCAATGATAGTTGACGACATCCCGGAACTCCTCGGGGGTAAGGTGGGTCGCGAGGAAGTCGGGGCCGTCAGGGCTTCGGGAACATTCTTCCAAGACGCTCCGCAATCTCGCGGCGGTAGTTGTCCTTCTCGGATGCGATGGCGAGGCCGTCGGGGTCGATGTCGCCACTGAGGGCGGTGAGCTCGGGGTTGATGGCGCCTCCTCTCGCGGCGCTTCTCCTCCCGTCGGTGGCAGGGGCAGGTTCAGCGGCCATCTCCGTCACTTGATTGATGCTGTCGATGAGCGCGGCGAAGCTCTCGCGCTCGTCGTTGATGGGGGGCGGCGGCGCATCGGCGTCAGCCCGGGCACGCTCGTGGGCCTGCAGCTCCTTGATCATGCGCAGCTCCATCATTCTGATCTTGCACTCGATGACGCTGTAGAGCCGCAGCGCCAGGCGGCTGCGGATAGAAGCGGTGGCGGGCGAGGCGCGCCCGAGCGCGGCACGTGACGGCACGGCCGCAGCGGGGCGCGCGGGCGAGCCCCAACCTTCCTTGCAGGCGCGCTTGCGGATGGACGAGGTGGAGATGCCGTAGCGCTGGGCCAGCTCAGCGTCGCCGGTGCCGCCCGCGCGCAGGCGCCGTACCTCGACCCACTGCCCGGGGCTGAGCTTGGAGACGAACTGCATGGATGGGGGCGGCCGGGCGGGGGCTGACGGACCGGCTCGGATGGGAAAGCCGAGGCGGAGGGGTATGACGTAACTGTTGTGATGGTAGCAGAACCATAGCAAAACAGCGTCGCGGTGTCAATAAATGTTTTGCGGAGGGGAAGGTATGTTTAATATATCCTTGTAGTAATTCCTGGAAATACTTGTCTGCCATCAATACTATCATTGCCAGGCGCGGCGGGGATAGCGCTCAGCCCGTAATGCACCTCACGGACCTATCGCACCCTCGCATTACACATCGCGGCGGACCTCGAAGACCTCCATGATGCGCTTGGACTTGTGGGGCCAGTCGCAGACGAAGGCCCAGGTGCCGTCGGAGTAGGTGTCGCAGACCTTGACGCCCTTGATCACCACCCAGTGGCCCTGCTTGCCCACGTGGAGCGCCAGGATGTAGTGGACCCAGGGGTTGCGCTGGCGCTGCATCCAGGAACCCCACAGGGAGGGGCGCTCCTTGCGGGGGAGGTGCAGGTAGCTCTCCTTCAGCTCCATGCGGTAGCCGAAGTGGGCGAGCGCGGCGCCCACCTCGTC